AATTTGATGATGGATCTTTTGATACAAAAGATGTTAACAGACACCAATTAGATTCTTATCATAAGATTATGAAAAATAAGGCAGAAACATTAACATCTGGTTCAAGTCAACCTGAAGTGTTTAATGTGTTAGGCCAATTAAATACCATAGAAAGAGTTAAAAAATCAGGAGAAATGATTTATAATAAGAAAGAACAACTAACAAATGATCTTGGATCTAAGCCAGAATAAATTTGATTTTATATTTTTGGGTCAATCAGTATTAAAATATGAAGTGCCCTTAGATATATTTCATGTAGTTAACAAAATATATGAAGATAAATACTCTGACTTAAAGCCTGCAAATAAACAACTTGTTGGTAAAATAGAAAAAGAACATAGTTTATTTTATAATGGTGAAAATAGCGAAAGAATGACTAGACACAACCATCTTCCAAAAAATGTGTTGGTATGGTTTCGTGAAAAATTTAAACATTATTTAGAATGGAACAAGATAAAAGGGTATGAAATGCATTTAAACTCTATTTGGATTAATACTATGTTTGAACACGAATATAATCCAGTGCACGTGCACCAAGGAACACTGCCAACAGGTTTATCTAGTGTTATGATTTTAAAATTACCTAAATCTTATGGTGTAGAGTATTCTTCTCCTCATCAACCACAAAATGGACAACTACAAATATTAGGTTCTGCCTCTGGACAATTTTGTAAAATTGATTATCAACCATCTGTAAAAGAAAGAGATTTTTATATTTTTCCATATGACATGAGACATTGTGTTTATCCTTTCAACGGATCTGGATGGAGAAGAACTCTCGCAGCAAACATGGATGTTAATTATGACCCAATTATAAACAGAGGAATAAGTTAATGTTAGAACCTCACTATCAAATATTTAAAGATAAATTAAAAGAAGTAAAATTTAAAAATATGAAAACGCATTTTCCAACAGTAGGTTCATTTGTAATAAAAATAAATCCAGACTTTGAGGAAAGAGGATTATTGTGTCCTATTGTTTTAGATGCGGATGGCGTGCATATTAGAAGTGGTGTACATAGATATGAATATTTTAAAGATAAACATGAATCTACTTTGTGTTATATAGGTAATAATGGAGATGAAACAAAATTTTTTCAATTGTTAAATGTTTTTTGTTGGAAAAATCATCCTGTAAAAAAAACAGATTTTTTAAAAGGAATGTATGAGAAAGGACCTATTTAATGTACGAAAATCAAATTATAAAAGAACCTAAATGGAAGAGTTGGATAATACAAACAACAACTCCGATATTTACACCAGATCAATGTAGGCAGATTATAGAGTGTGGACATAGACAACCACCACAAACAGCACAGGTAGGTATGAATAAACCAGGTGGTGGTACAGATACAAAGAAAAGAGTTACAACAATATCTTGGATACCTTTTAAAGAAATGGGTCATATGTATCGTGATCTAGATAAATTTATACAAGCAGCTAACGAAAACCATTTTGGTTTTGGAGATGTTAGAGTTACAGAAAATGCACAGTTTACAGAATACCCTGTGGGAGGATTTTATGATTGGCATATGGACTGTGATATAAACATGCAACATGAACCACCTGTTAGAAAAATATCTATGACTTTATTGTTAAATGATCCATCAGAGTTTGAGGGTGGACATTTAGAGTTAGGAGCACCTGGAAAATTTGGAGAACTTAAACAAGGTCACGCTATTGCTTTTGCATCTTTTATAAACCACAGAGTGCAACCAGTGACACGTGGTGTTAGACAATCTCTTGTCGTTTGGTTTGGAGGTAAACCTTTTAGATGATTAAAGAACAATTTTTTCCAACAACCATATATGGTAAAGATGTAAAATTAGATAATCAATTATTTGCTAATGAAATAGTTGAGTGGTCTAAACGAGATCCTGGTGTTCAAAAAACAAATAGAAATGGTTGGCACTCTACAACTGAAATGCATAAGATGCCTGTGTTTCAACCTTTAGTAAATGAGTTGTTTGTAATGATGAATGATGTATGGAAAGAAGAGTGGTTAGATAGAGAGCCTGTATTAGGTAACATGTGGGCAAATATAAATCCACCAGGTGGATACAACGCTCCACACATACATCCAAATAGTTTATTTAGTGGAGTGTATTATATAAAAGCTCTAGGAAATTCTGGTAAGTTATCTTGTAATGATCCAAGACCAGGAGCACAATTAAATATGCCTACGAGAAAACCAGGCAAGCCACCAAAACATTTATGGAGAGAAGTTCATTTAGAGCCTGTTGAGGGTAGAATTATAATCTTTCCATATTATCTTTGGCATAGTGTTGAACCTAATCAATCAAATGATATAAGAATATCAGTGAGTTTTAATTTTATACAAAAAGGATTTGAAAATGCCTTTTAATAAATATCAAGTAATAAAGGGTGCAGTGTCATACGAGTTAGCAAACTTTGTATTTAATTATTTTTTACTTAAACGTGATGCAGCTAAGTTCATGTATGACAATAACATTATAGCTGACACAGGTATGTTTGGAACGTGGACAGATCAACAAATACCAAACACATATTCTCATTATGCAGATCCTGTTATGGAGACATTGTTAGTTAAAATGTTACCTGTTATGGCTAAAGAAACAGGACTACAACTAGTACCTACATACTCATACTCTAGAATATATAAAAAAGGAGATGAATTAAAAAGACACAAAGATAGACCTTCTTGTGAAATATCTACAACATTAAATCTAGGCGGAGATCCCTGGCCAATATTTATCGACGGTACGGGGGCTGACAGCGTCATAGACGAGCGTAAAAACATACATAAGCCAGATGCACCCAAAGGAACGAAAGTCTTGCTTGAAGTAGGAGATATGCTAGTATATAGTGGTTGTGAACTCGAACATTGGCGAGAGCCTTTTGATGGGAACATTTGCGGCCAAGTATTTCTACATTATAACCATGTAAACGGCCCATTTGCTGAAAAAAACAAATTTGATGGAAGACCGATGCTAGGTCTACCTTCATTTGTAAAATAGTATTATAATGGAGTCATATGCTACAAAAAATAGGTTTTCAGCCTGGAATTAATAAACAAGTTACAGCCACTGGAGCAGAACAACAGTGGATAGACTGTGATAATGTTAGGTTTAGATATGGCACACCTGAAAAAATAGGTGGTTGGAAACAACTTGGCGATGATAAACTAACTGGTGCAGGTAGAGGTCTTCATCATTTCGTAAATAGTAAAGCTAGAAAGTATGCAATCATTGGAACCAACAGAATTTTATATGCATACTCAGGTGGTGTATTCTACGATATACATCCTATTAAATCTACAAACACGCTTACAAGTGCGTTCACCACGACTAACGGATCAGCTGTTGTTACAATAACTTTTAGTGGTTCTCATAGCATAAACGAAAATGACATAATATTATTAGATAGTTTTTCAGCTATAACTAACTCTAATTTTGCAGCGGCAGATTTTGACGATAAAAAATTTATGGTGACTAGCGTGCCTACTAGCACAACCATTACTATAACAATGCCATCAAACGAAGCAGGGTCTGGTGCAACAACATCTGGTGGTATTAGAGTTCAACATTATTATCCTGTGGGTCCAGCTGTACAAGCAAAAGGTTTTGGTTGGTCGTTAGGATCTTGGGGTGGAGAAGTTGCAGGTGAGCCCGCAACAACATTAACAAACGGTATTAATGATACTGTTACAACAGGAATCATATTAGGTGATGTATCTCAGTTTCCAAGTTCTGGAACTAATTTTATAAAAATAGATAACGAAGAAATATCTTACACAGGTATATCTGGTAACGAACTTACAGGTGTAACC